AAGCCAGCTTCGACGAGGAAGACAAAGCGCTTGAGGACGACCTGAACAAGCTGAAGCGTGCGCTGCTCGACCACTGCAAAGAACACGGTGTCGATAGCGTCCGCACCCCGGCTGGTCTGTTCTACCGTCAGACCAAGACCCGCTACTGGACCAACGACTGGGAGTCGATGAACAAGTTCATCTTGGAGAACGAGGTACCTGACTTCTATGAGAAGCGCCTCAACCAGACTTCCGTTCGTCAGTTCCTCGAAGAAAACCCCGACCTACTTCCGCCCGGTCTCAACGTAGACAGCGAGTACGTCATAACCGTGAGGAAAAAGTAATGACCGAAATGAAGTCGCCCTTCGTGATGATAGAGGATGTCGCCAAGCACTTCTCTGTGTCAGTATCGACAGTCCGTGCATGGATCAGGCAGGGCAGCATCCCGAAGGACACTTACATCAAGGTAGGCCATACCTACCGCTTCCATCTGGAAAACGTCGTCGCTGCACTGACTAGCGCGCCGAAGCAACTGGACCTCGACCTCGAAACCACAGGAGAATGACTATGAGCGGCATGACACTTTTTGGGGGCAACAACCCCCTCGTCAACAGCGATCTCTTCAAGTCGCTGCAGGATATGAACAAGACCCTCGCCGGTTCCGGTGGCGGTGGTGGTAATCGCATCTCGATCAAGGGCGGCAAGTTCCGTCTGATGGTGGGTGGTGAGCAGGTGTCCATCGCCAAGGGCAACGAGATCAACATCGTCGTGGTCAACGCTGCGAGTGTGTCGCGTACCTACTACGAGGGTACCTACGATCCGAACAACGCCACGGCACCGTCCTGCTGGTCCGCAGATACTCGTGTGCCGTCCCCCGACGTGCCTGCCGAGCAGCGTAAATCAGCGCGCTGTGCAGACTGCCCGATGAACATCAAGGGTTCTGGGCAGGGCGATAGCCGTGCGTGCCGCTTCAACCAGCGGCTGGCTATCACGCTCGAAGGCAAGCCGGATGATGTGTACCAGCTGCAGCTGCCCGCTACCTCGATCTTCGGGGAAGCTAAGAACGGCAACATGGGTATGCAGGCTTATGCGAAGTTCTTGAACGCGCACAACACCCCGATCATCGCGGTGATGACGGAGATGTACTTCGACGAGAACGCTGAGACCCCGAAGCTGTTCTTCAAGCCCATCCGTCCGCTGGACGAGCCCGAGTTGCGGGCAGCTGTGGCTGCGAAGGATAGCGAAGACGCTACCAAGGCAATCACGATGACCGTGGGCCAGACGGATGGCGTGACCAAGAAAGCCGCACCGCCCGCACCGAAGGCTCCTGCGCTGGTGGCTCCGCCTGCCGCTGACGAGGACGATGAAGAAGAGCCGACCAAGGTCTCCACCAAGAAGACCGAAGCTCCTAAGCCCGCTGGCGACCTCGCGGCGCTTGTAGGACAGTGGGACGACGAGTAATCCTACCTAGGTAGGCCGCGACGGGGTATAACAATAACCTCGCCCCGTCGCGGCGACCCAACAGGCAGAGTGGCGGTAATGGATACACAGACCTTCTTACGGAGCGTCCTCGGCACGGACGGACATTATTGTGTGCTGGCCATCAAGAATGGCAAACGTGTACAGAAGTTCTACCCAACGATTGAAGCCCTGCAGAGTGCAGCTGAGAACTTCGACGAGAACGGATACGACGCGTACTATGGCCTCGGCACTTTCGAGGAAGCTGACAGCCGCGAGGCTGAGAACGTCAAGCAGATGCACGCGTTCTACATGGACCTCGACTGTGGTGTGCACCTAGAGAAGGGCACCCCGAAAGACTTCCCCGACCAGCTTACGGCGATCAAAGCTCTTAAGGCGTTCTGCAAGACGAACAGACTGCCGAGACCTACGCTGGTGAACTCTGGCTACGGCGTGCATGTGTACTGGCCGCTATCTGGCCCGGTTAACTTCATGACGTGGCTACCCGTAGCCGAAAAGCTGAAGGCGCTGGCCAAGGCCCAAGGGTTCAAGGCCGATGCGGCTGTAACTGCAGACGCTGCGCGCGTCCTCCGAGTACCCGGCACACACAACTATAAGGGTGGCAACCGGGTACCCGTCTCGATCTTCGGCCTAGAGCCACCCCAACCTGTAGACTTCTTCGCTTTCGCCGCGCTGTTCGAAGGCGTTGCGATGCCAGTGCTCTTCAACAAGTACGTGCCATCAGGCGGCAACAACGCGATGATGGACGCCCTGATCGGCAAGCGTGAGGCGCTGTTCAAGACCATCCTCGCCAAGACTGCAGCGGGCAAGGGCTGCGCCCAGATGGCGTACATCATCCAGAACCGTGCGACCATGGACGAGCCCATGTGGCGGGCAGGGCTGAGCATAGCCAAGTTCTGTAGTGACGGCGGTAAGGCAGCGAAGGTAATATCTCAGGAGCATCCGGACTATTCTGAGCAAGAGACCATGCGCAAGATGGACCGTATCAAGGGTCCATACCTCTGTTCCAAGTTCGAAGATTATAACCCGGGTGGGTGCCGTGGCTGCATGCACCTGAACAAGCTGAAGTCCCCTATCACGTTGGGAACGCAGTTCAAAGAAGCGGACCCACAGGACAATGTTGTCCTAGACCCCGTGGCCACAGTCACTGCCGAGACCACTGCAGAAGACGATACACCGGCAGTAGTATCGAAGCCCTACGTCATACCTGCGTACCCGAAGCCCTACTTCCGTGGGCAGAACGGTGGCGTGTTCATCAGGATCGTAGACGACGAGGGTGAAGTTGTTGAGCATATGGTCTGGCAGAACGACCTGTATGTGACGCGAAGACTGGAAGACCCCGAGATGGGCGAGGTGCTGGAGATGCGGCACCATCTGCCTCGGGACAAGGTGAAGACCTTCGTCGTGCCGATGTACGTGGCAACATCGAAGGACGAGTACCGCAAGGTACTGTCGGCAAACAGCGTCGGCGCTCTCGGCAAAGAGATCGACGCTATCATGATCTACACACAAGCGTGGGTGAAAGAATTGCAATACACAACACAAGCGGACGACGCACACCGGCAGTTCGGGTGGGTCGGAGATTTCGACGGCTTTGTCCTCGGGGACAGGGTCTTCTACGGGGACCGCGTAGAGCACAACGCCCCATCGTCGGCCACACGTGGCCTGCTGGAGTTCTTCGAGCCCAAGGGCACGATGGCGGGCTGGAAAGAGGCGATGGGCTTCTACAACAAGCCCGGGTTCGAACTGCATCAGTTCGTCGTGTGCGCCGGTTTCGGCTCGGTGCTGATGAAGTTCATGCCGGTGCACGCCGCGCTGATCCACCTCTGGTCCAAGGATTCAGGGTTCGGCAAGACCACCGTGCAGCAGGCGGCACTGTCTATCTGGGGCGATCCGGGGCGCACCCTGTTGGGTGAGAACGACACCTATAACTCCAAGATGAACCGTGCAGATGTCATGCACAGTCTGCCGGTCTGCATGGACGAGATCACGAACATAAAGCCTACAGACGGCTCAGACCTGATCTACCAAGTCACCGGGGGTAGGCAGCGCAACCGGATGTCCTCCACCAGCAATGCTGAAAGATATCGTGGCGATCCGTGGAACCTTCTGTTCATTACGTCAGCGAACTGCAGCCTGATCGACAAGGTGTCCATCGCCAAAGCTATGCCGAAAGCTGAGGCCCAGAGGGTGCTGGAGATCGAGACGAGCAAGCTGTTCAACGAGAAGGCCGACAAGGAACTGACGGACAAGTTTAGCCGCACCCTGTTGGTCAACTACGGTCACGCAGGCCCCCCGTTCGTGCAGTACATCATGCAGAACCGTGAGGCCGTGCAGCTGCTGGTCGAGACTATCCAGATGAAGATCGACAAGGCCGCGAACCTTGGGCCCGAGAACCGGTTCTGGTCAGCCTCAGCAGCGGCTATTGTTGCAGCGGCGGTGATCTGTAACCACCTGAAGCTGCTGCCCTACGACGTGCCAGCCCTGCAGAAATACGTTGTGACCAAGGTCCTCGGTGTGAACCAAGCGTCGAGCGTTGAGATGTCCATGGACCCGATGGCGCTGATCAGCGACTACACCTACCAGAACTGGGGCCGTATCCTGCAGATCAAGTCCACCATGGACCGCAGGGGGCAGAAGACCACCGAGAACGGCATCGATGAACTCGTGGTGCCTGATCAGAGCCCCCGCAGCACCGATCTGGTTGGCCGGTACGAGACCGACCTCAAGTGCCTGTACCTGCTGCCGAGACCGTTCAAGGAGTGGCTGAGCGAACGTCAGGTTAACTACCTATCCGTGCTGAACGACTTGAAGACGCGCGGCACCGGGAAGAAGGCCAAGATACGCCTGACCAAGGGAACCAAGATGAACCTGCCTGCCGTCGATGTTCTCGAAGTATCTATCGACCTTGAGGCGGCAAGTGGTCTTCCTGATCAATGACTTACATCCCGACGGTATGCGTATCGTCGTACCGTGGGAAGCTATGGAGTTGGGGGAGTCCGTGTTCGTGCCGTGCATCAACGTGGACTCCTGCCGTAAACAACTCGCAGGGATATCGGCACGGTTAGGGGTAACCCTAACCAGCCGGAAAAGGATCGAGAACCACATTTTGGGTTTGCGCGTATGGAGAACCACATGATAGTGTGCGCATGACAAAAGAGCTTGCCGCCGCTCGCCTTTTGTTGTTCTCCAGACTTGCCCCGGCTTCGCGCCGGGGCTTTTTTCTTAGAAGAGCTGGAACCCTTGGTTGTACTGCCCGCCAAGTTCCCGCAGCACGTCCCGCACGATTGGGTTCGTGGAGATGCCGTTGTCCATCGTCTCGGAGGTGCGCTGGTGGCTCTTCAGAGAGTTCTCAAGGAACTCACTATCGATGATCGCCTGCGGGTACTTGCTCCGCATTTCCGCGTTGAACGCGGCGATCTTCTCCCTGATCTCCTGAACACCTTCGATATCGCCGACACGCATGGCGATGTAGTACGCGCGAGACAGTGCCGAGCGCTTCTCGGCAACGCTCTTGCTGATCTTTACCTTCATCTGGTTCAGGTCCTGCTGTAGCGATGCCTCTGCAGGCTTGAAACCGAGCGCCTGCCCAATAAGGTCGTTCGCCCCGAGGTCGCCCGTGATGACGTCGTTACGGCGGGTGTTTATAGCGCCGCCCTCGGCCAGATACCGGCCAGCCTTCACGAAGTTTCGCACCGCAGCGGGGGTCATGTTCTCGATGCCCCGGACCATATCGCCCTCGCCGCCAGTCATAGCCCGGAAAATCTCGCCGACCCCGTTGTTCACCTGAGTGAACGTAGACCACGCAGGGCCACCGAGCGCAGCGACAATATCCTTCTCCATGGACGGGTTGGTGTTGTACCGGTTCTCGCGGAGCAGCAGGCCCGTCAGGCCGATACGCGACGAGATGTCGAGACCGGTAGCTTCGGTCAGCATGCCCTTGTACAGCCCCTCACCGAGATACCGACGTGCGATCATCTCTGCGTCTTCCTCGTCGTCTCCGAGGAACATATCCGCGATCATGGTGGCCGCACCGAACAGCGGAACCCCGGATACCCCAGCTAGTGCAAGGGCCGACAGCTGCACGCCGAGAAGCTGTTTGAACGCAGCCATGCGCATCTCCGGGGTGAAGTCCGGGTCGCTGCTGCCGACCGTGATCTGCTTGGCCAGCTTCATCTGCAGATAGAACATGGACAGGCCGTAGTTCTTGAACATCAGCGCTGCGCGCATGATGCCCTGCTGCGACAGCCGAGGAGCCGATGCGAGGGTAGCACCGCCGTTGGTCTCGGTCGTCTGGTAAATGGCCCGCTCCGCTGCACGGGTGCGGCGCTGGGCCTCAGACATGCCCTGCTCTGCAGCGGTGGGCTTGTTCCGAAGACGCTGCAGTTCCAGAGTGTAGGCAGCTACGAGTGCCACCTGCCGGTTGGACCGCTCGACTTGGTGGAACATGGCACCGGACATGGCGCTGAGTTTGTCCGTGATGGTCCGGGACCGCCCGACGCTCTCGACACCGATGCTGTCGTAGTAAACTGACCGGTTCAGTTGTCCCTGCTTCGACGCCATATCCACCAGAGGTGCAAGTTCCTCCAGCGTAGCCCGCATCTCAGCGGGGGTGTCGTCGCGCAGTACGTACTCTCCTTTGTTGTTCAGCACAAAGTAGTTGTCGATAGACGGCATCGTCTTCGTCTCGACGCGGTTACTGCCCATGTACTCTGTCGGCAGTTCGAGTTCGCGCTTGAAGCCGCTGTTCAGGAACAGCTTGTAGGCGTTGGTAATCGCAGAGCTAGTCGCACCGTACCCATAGCGCCCACCGAGGTATGGCATCACCACAATCGGAATAGACGACAGGTTGACCAGCGCGGACGACACGTTGAACCCGATGGTGAAGGCGAAGGCCGCACGGTTAGCCGTCTGCACCGCCCGCTCGAACGTAGAGTTAGGCGGGTTCACTGCAAACTCTGCCCGGGCCACGAGTTCTTGGATCAGGGCGATGCGGTTTGGGTCGGCGGTCTTTGCGCCCTGTTCCAGAATTTCATCCGAGATGCGGCGCACCTCGTTGCTGTAGGCGTACCGAACCCCCTGCCGACCCAGCGAGTATGCCTTGAGTTTGAAGCTCTGGAAGGAATCTTCGATGAAGCCCTTCGTGTTCTTCCGGCGTTGCATGGACTTGGCAAAAGATGTTTCGGGCAGTGCCTCTACGAACATCCTCGTAATCTCTTGTTGGATGCTATCGGATACATCCTGAGATACCCCAGTGCCAGTGAGGTTTGTTTTGATGATGGCCAGCGTATCTCGCACGAACATCGAGTCCGGGTTGCGACCCCGGGTGATGATATCCAGCGAGTTATACATTGTGGCGATAGGCTTTCCGTCTGCACCCTTAGTCACGCCGGGAACACTGGCCAGTTCAGCCATTGCACGATCCCGCGCGCTGGGGCTCTCGAAGACTTCCTTGACCGGCTCCGTAGAGTTAGTCGCAGGATCGAAGGCGCTGTACTCCAGCCAGTAATCGCCGACACGAGCCAGCGGGAAGTACGGCTCGATCTTGTTCATGTCGAGGAACTTGGTCTGGATGTTCGCCTTGACCTGTGCAGCGACAGCGGGGTTGCCCCCCAGAACAAAGTCGATCTTGCCGAGCAGGGCCTCACGCAGACGCTCGTACTGTTTCTTGTAGGTCTGCCGCATCAGGTTGTAGAGAGCACGGCCCTCCGGGCCCAGTGCGGCCCAGTCCTTCTGCATGGCGTCATAGATGGCCAGCTTCTCGGAGCCTGCGCCGTACTTCTTGATCGCGTTCTCACGCTTGAACGACGGGTCTACTTGGTTGGTCGTAGAAGTCGTCACAACACGGTCGAACGTCTCCTTGCGGGCGGCGTTGTTCTTCAGCCACTTCTGCATGACGATAAGTACGCTATCTACGTCTTGGTCAGACTTTATGGCTGCGGAGTCCATCATCCGCATGGCGCTTTCGAGTTCGTGTGCACCCTTGAGCCCTTGGCTAACCGCAACATCCGCAACGGCCTGCATGTTCATAAGGCCGAGAACGATGCGCTTACCGGACGATCCCACAGTAGCCATAAGGCTAGAGGTGCTGTCCCCGAACTCCTGTGCAAACTCTTTTGTACGCGGCGGGAACGCGCCGCTGAGACGGGCTACACCGTTGAGGATTTGGCTAGACACTTGCGGGTTAGAAGCACGGTAGAGCATCCCTGCACCGGGATCGTCTGGCGCAGGCCGCAGTATCTGGTAGATAAGCTGGTCGGTCACATCCAACGCAGAGCCGATAGGCTTCGCCTGCATACCGAAGATACGGCGCAGCAGGTTCATAGCCGCCGCTGCGAACCTCTGCCCGGAAGAGAACGCCTGCCCTTTCGGGTGCAGCATGTCCAGCTTAGCTTGGAACCTCGGGTTGCTCAGCGCCTCAGCTACGAACTCTTCGAGGCTTGTCGCACCGTAAGAACTATCCAGCAGCGGGCTCGTATCCTCAAACAACTTCTTCAGCTGCATGGTGATCGGGCTGCTAGGCCGAGACAGTTCCGCAATAGTCGTCGCGTGCACCATCTCGTGCAGCAGCGTCTCTATGGTCATGCCCGTGTTTCGGTCGAGGTATATCGTCTTGGTTTTCGAGTCGTATGCACCGAGAACGCTTTTCCCGTCGCCCCTATTGAGTTTGTTGGCTACGACGACCTTGATCCCGCTGCTCAGCGGAGCCAGCTTGGCGACGATAGCCTGTATACGCGCGTTGGGCGCATTGAGTTGCAGGGCGCGGAGCGCCATCTGCAGGTTGTTCTTTTCCAGCTGCATGACCGCAGACGGGTGCAGCTGGGTGTCCAGATCGAGTACGTCTTCCGCCTGCCGGAACTTAAGAATGTCCAGCACGTGCCCGAGAAGGAACTCGTCTTGGGCTTCAGGCTTCATCTGCGAGAGGTTCTGATCCTTGCGGATAGGTACGATCTTGCCCTTGGGCCCCTCGCGCCGCGCCTCAACCGCAGACAGGATAGCGTCGAGGCCCTTACCCCCACCGAGCGAGACGAGCGCCCTATCTACGGCCTTCTGTGCAACACGTTCAGTAGCCTGTACCTCAAGTTCGTTCTCCGTCTCCTGACGTTCCTCAAGAGATGCCGCGCGGTTACCGATAGCCGTAGACGACCTGAGCGAAGAAGACACCCGGTTAGGCACCTTAGCGTTTTGGGCTTTGGAGTACTTGCTCTGTAGGGAAACGACTTTCTCGTTAGCCCTCCTAGACAGGTTTTTCTTTACCCACTCCAGCGCAGACCTTGCACGCTCCCGGGACATATTCTCGTAGAAATCTCGTTCCTCTTGGCTGATGTACTCGTCGCCAACGGGCAGCGTGCCGGTCTCTTTCTCCAACGCTTTCGCGTTCTTAAACTGCTGGTTCTTCAGGGTGGCGTCGGCCACGATGAAGTCCAATGCGTCGATGGGGCGTTTGAACTTGGAGAAGTAGATGAGAGCGTTCGCTGCGGGGGCCTGCCCAGCCTTACCCTTCTTGATCGCACCGGGGGCGAACAGAGCTAGGATTTTGCGCTTGTCCTCAGCGGTGGTCGGGTCCTCTACCACGAGTTTATCCGGAACCGCGTAGTCTTCCGAGAGCGCCGCAACCCCCGGCGTATCGGCGAGGCGCTTAGTCCATGCAGCGTCAAGCTCCGTCTGCGCGACAGCGTTATCCGCTTCCATCTGAGCGTCGGTAATGGGCTGCGGAGCCACCGTCCGAGGACCACCCGGTACCGTGACTGGTGGGGGGATAACCTGCGTCGTCAGCGGGCGGTCTGGTCCCTGCAGCTGCGTGGTATCGACACGATCAATCCTCAGTGCAGCGGGCTGGTCTCCCTCTGGTACTGTAGTACCATCAGGCACTGACACACCTGCTCCCAGTCTGACCTCTGCAGGTGCTTCAGTCCCCGTGGCGGCTTGAGAAACGCCTCTGGTCCCTCCGCCGCTTCCCACGCCTTGTGAACCACCAGCAACGCTGCTTCCCACTGCTTCTGGCTGAGTTTCTGCAGTCTCGGCGACATCGGCATCCCCCGAGGCAAGGACAGGTTCTATGGTAGCCGCGTCGGTAGCCGCGACAGGAGCCGTGACCGGCTGGCTAAGGATTGCGCTGGCTGCTGCACGGGCCTTCTTCGGGGCCTTCAGGTCAGTAACTTTTTGGCTCAGGGCTTCCTGTACCTTGGGGTCGGCAAGCGGTTTATCCGCCAGCGTCGGAGCCACTTCAGCGGCGACGGCCATAGGTTTTGTAAGCACTGGGGCCGCTACCTTTTTCGGCTTAGGTGCAACAACAGGAGCCGCTACTACAGGTGCAGTCGCCGTAGGAAGTTCTACGGTGGGCTTAACGACGAGGTTACGCTTTCCCTTCACGGGCTTGGACACAGCACCGAGTTTTTCGAGTTCACCCATGACCTTTACAGCGGGGCTGTACCCGATATCGAGCGCGTCTTGGATAGTCTTGACCGTAGCTTCTCCAGTAGTCTCGATAGCATTGAGCGCCGTGGTCAACTGCGGGTTTTGTGTCGGCGCGGGGATACGCGGTGATCCCTCTGGCGCAAACAAGTCACCCTGTGCTCCCATGGGAGCAACACTCAGGTCAAGCGCCAGCTGCTGTTCCGTAGACGGCAGCGGCAACTCAAGCTGTTGGGGCCGCGTGCTCACGGGTGCGGTGGGTGTAGGGGTAGGCTGCGAAGGAAGACCTGCGAATAGCTCGCCCTGATCTTGCCCCGGCTGCATGCGGGGCCCTGTAGAGGTAGGGGCCGGGGGAGCGACAGTCGGCGTGCGAGACCGACCCGGGAGAAGATCAAGCACCGCCTGTACCAGACCACCGACGCCTGCGCCGTAGCCAAGAGCTTCCCCAGTACCAGAGAACGCACCCTGTTCCGGGTCGTAGATACCCTGCGCGATCAGGTTCTGTGCGATCTGCGTAGCAGCTTCCTGTGCGCCTTCGACACCACCTTCGGCGGCAGCG